GTATTTAACTCAGAACACTCGTATAAGGATACACTCTCAGATTTACAGACGGGATGGGGTGCCTGGAGGCACCCCTGAACGACAGTAACGTCTTTCAGGGTGTATGACTAGTGTAAGACATAGTCAACACATGAATTATAATAT